GTAATTTAAAGGCAGGAGCCGCATCAAGAGCTGATTGAGCAAGCAACATTCCAATAGGATCATGTGCTGATTTTGCTCCAGTAGCAACTGCGGTAGCAGCGGTTCCGTTAAAAGAAACTTGAGGATTACCTTCAATATTATACACGATTTCAACATCAACAGCACCGGTGGTACTGGGAACTAACCCAGAACCAGCTATAACTATGTTTGTCCAACCATCTACAAGAATATAAGAAGCATCCCCCGGCTGTATGTATACAGCCGAGGATTGACCAGTAATATCGGTTCCAATAATGGAATCGATGGTCGCTCTGAACATGCAAGAGGTAGGAGAAACAAGTTTTGGAACTATCTCATAAGTATTTTCTGCACAGTTTACGCAGGAAGCTCGCATATGATAAGGAAAGTCAACTAATGAACCAATATCTATTTTGCCAGTTGCCGGAGGGCCAAACACAGGTAGGCCGCAGGCACCTATATTAGCACCTATAGTAGATGTAGCCCAATTGCCGCTTGCTGCACTTTGCGCTCCAACAGGGGCATCATTAGTACCGAGACTGGGATGATAACAACCATCCTTCGGAACAAATAAAGCCGCTGTAAGAGTTCCTTGAGTTGTATTGATAGACTGAGTCTGTCGAATACGAATACCCCAATTTACGATTCTATAATTTGAAAGTTTGTTTGAAAGTGTTGCTGTACCATTAGTATATCTACCATTAAGGTGAGAAGTACCATCCTTTGTTATTAGGGTTTGTCCATTTGCAATGGAATTGCGAGTAGACCAGGCCACATATAAAGGATTAGGACATATAACAACATCAAATTCACCGTCGGCGTTCACTTTGAGCGTCACAAATTCACGAACCGCATAGGTAACTGTAGGAGCAAAGTATTGATCTGGTAAACGAGAACCAACAGCTGAGTCAGAAAAAGGATTAAGTAATCCAGTTTTATATTTTGACGCATCCGGTGATAAACCCATGTTATTCAGATTAATCTGTTTAGGGATTTTGGCAGGAGTGTTGAAGGCTGATTCATGTTTAGTTTTATTGTTTCCATTTAAATTTTTAGCAACAGAAGTCGATTTAGTAGAGAGTTTATTATTCTTTGATGTAGCCATTTTATTTCTAAACGTAAATACAGAGCCTATAATTTTATATCATAGAACTCTGTTTGTGCGTTATCATAAGAGATAACTTGAAATGGCCAATCGTATAATCGCTGATCTGATTTTATTCCACAAATTTTGCTTCGAACATCAGAAAACTGTTTAATACTAATCTTAGGCAAAACAACTTTTACTTGAGATTCATCTAATTTATCAGAATCTCCAAATCTCGACAATGCGAGAATGCCTGGATCAACAGTTTCCGTAACGACTTCTTTATCATATTTATTAAAAGGTTGTGATTTTAATTTTAAACCAACATTTCTGGTAAATTTCTTAACTAATTTGTTAGGAACCTCAACATCACGGACAATCTTCCATCTCGTCAAATTTAAAGACCCTTTTGAAAGTTGTTGCTTAATCGAAATTTCGGACTTAGCAGCAAGCATTCTTTGGAAAGGTGTAAAAACACATAATTCAGGATAAAGAGGATTCTTACATCCTAAACCCCCCAAATTTTGATCTATAAATAGGTTGAAATGATAACTTCCGGCAGTTGTTTGTTTTTGAACAGCTTCTTTATAATAGTATAAAAATCGCTTATGGCATCTTTTTGGATTAGGAGTCTTCTCTATCAGTTCATTATAAATTGAATAGAGTGGCTGCAGTGTTCGGTCAGAAACACCACCACCTTTCTTAGACTGTCCTGTTAAGAGACCACAATTTAAATATTTAACCAATGAAAATTCATTAGAAAAATAATCATAACGATAACATTCCGAATTAACGGTCAATACTGAAGCATGAACATAGTTCTTACCAAGTGATAGTAGAAATCCCACATTAGTGATATTTTTCATCCAGATCTTATACAAACCCTCACAGGAAGGAAATAATATATCATCACCATTCACAAGGACTGGCAAATCATGAATATTAATCCTTTTTCCTAAAAATTCTTCAAGGGAAATTTGAAAACAAATTAAATTAACCATACATAATATTGGAAACGATAAAGTCGATCCCATTAATTGGCCATTAAGTTGTTCTACC